CAGCTGTGGGAGAGGCTTCCTATGCCTCAGGAGCTGTCTCGGATTAAGTCTATGGATGAGTGGGGGGAGATGCCAAGGGAGTTTCGACAGAAGTTTTCTCCGTATATCGAGGAGGAGTTTCGCCGCAGGCGTGAAGGCTTTTGGTTTTTCAATGCAGGTGAGCCTACATATATTACGGGCAGGCACTACATGATGCTGCAATGGACCCGAATGGACATCGGGTATCCAGATTATTTAGAGTTCCAAAGAGAAATTTTCTTACATTTGTGTGCGTGTGAGGCGGACCCACGCTGCATAGGGCAGCTGTACACCAAGTGCAGGCGTAGCGGATACACGAATATCTGCTCGTCTGTTCTTCTCGACGAGGCCACACAAGTCAAAGACAAGCTTCTGGGGATACAGTCAAAGACTGGTAAGGACGCCCAGGAGAATATATTCATGAAGAAGGTCGTGCAGATGTTCAGGCACTACCCCTTCTTCTTCAAACCTATTCAGGATGGAACGACCAATCCTCGCATGGAGCTGGCTTTTCGGGAGCCGTCTAAGAGAATCACGAAGAACAATAAGACTACGCAGAAGGGCGAGGCTCTTAATACGGTCATAAACTGGAAGAACACCACCAACAACGCATACGATGGTGAGAAGCTTCACCTGTTGTATTTAGATGAGGCGGGCAAGTGGGAAAAACCTACGGATATCAGAGATGCCTGGAGGATACAGAGAACCTGCTTGATTGTTGGTAGGAAGATTGTAGGAAAGGCCATGGTGGGGAGTACAGTAAACCCCATGGACAAAGGTGGAAAGGAGTACAAAGATCTTTGGAGAGATTCAGATCCCAACGAAAGAAACAAAAACGGGAGAACTAGGAGTGGCCTATACAGGCTGTTTATACCTGCCTACGACTCTCTAGAGGGTTTTTTTGACAAGCACGGGAGAGCCGTTCAATCTGATCCAGAGGAAGTTGTCGCTGGCCTTGACGGGGAGGATATTGTCTTTGGGGCAAAAACTTACCTCAAGAATGAAAGGGAGAATCTTAAGAACGATGCTTCTGAACTCAACGAGGTTATCAGGCAGTTTCCATTCACAGAGGACGAAGCCTTTAGGGATAGCATTGATGGTAGTCTATTTAATGTTGGACACATCTATGAGCAGATCCAGTACAATGATGAGCTTTTCCCCAACCCTGTAGTAACTGGTAATTTTGTTTGGAAGGGAGGGGTTCAGGACACTGAGGTTGTATTTAAGCCTGACGCTAACGGCAGGTTTAGGATAGCATGGATGCCTCCAGTAGAGCTGAGGAATCAAAAAAAGTTTGAAAGAAACAAACGTATTGCGCCTAATGCAGAGCTGGGGGTAGGCGGGGTTGACTCTTACGACCTTGACGCCACCGTCGATGGACGGGGGTCTAAGGGGGCACTACACCTGTACAACAAGTTTCACATGCAGCATCCTGCGAACATGTTTGTATTGGAGTATGCGTCCCGTCCGCCTTTGGCTAAAATATTTTATGAAGACTGCTTGATGGCTGCTGTTTTCTACGGATACCCGTTGTTAATTGAAAACAACAAGTACGGCATTGCAAGATACTTTGAATCAAGGGGTTATGACGGCTACTTAATGAACAGGCCTAGACACTTAATGAGTGCAAATGCCAAAGTAAACGTCAAAACCAAAGGCATACCTTCAAACTCTCAGGACGTCATACAGGCTCATGCTCACGCTATTGAAGACTATATACACAATAACGTTGGAGTCAACAGAGAAACTGGAGATTACGGCAAGATGTATTTCAACAGAACCCTAGAGGACTGGATTGGATTTAAGATCAACGATCGAACCAAGTTTGACTTGACTATTAGTTCTGGCCTGTGTCTTCTTGCGGCACAAAAAGTTAAGTCTAAGAAAAGAGAATCCAAGCTTGATGAGAAGCGTTTTTTTCGCAGATATGAGGTACGCGGATGATTTGCTATATTTGCACTAAATCAGCTGTAAATGTACAATAAGGATAACTCTAAGTCTGGTTTCCCAGATCCTCTTGCCAGCTCCATAGAGAAACAGGACAAGAGTTATGGGTTGCAATATGCAAAAGCCATTGAGGGGCAGTGGGGCAAAATGACCGACAAGAGTTCTCTGTATGGCAGCAGAAACGCGATATTCAAGAGAAACAGGCACTACGCCAACGGGACTCAAGACACTACGATTTACAAGAAGCTTTTGACTTCTTTGAATCCCAATGAAGGGGATGGTACGCTGTTGAACCTGGACTACACTCCAGTTCCCATCTTGCCAAAGTTTGTTCGCATCGTAGTGAACAAAATCCTTTCTCGCAGCCCCTACCCCAACTTAGAGGCCGTAGACCCTCTTTCATCTTCAGAGAAGAACAAAGAGAAGCAAAGGCTTAGAACACAGGTAGCTGTAAAAAAAGACCTGCAAAAACTCAAGGAACAAACTGGTGGGCTTGTTTTGGACGTAGATCCAGATCAGCTCCCCGATTCTCTTGAGGAGGCAGACATCTTCTTGGACACAAACATAAAAACCGACGCTGAAGTTGCAGCGCAGGTTGCTACAAACATGACGTTGTCATGGAACAACTTTAACGACGGCACATACAGGCGCTGCGTTAATGACCTTGCCGCGCTTGGTATGGCTGTCGTTAAAAGAAAGAATGATCCGAACTACGGAATAACGACAGAGTATGTTGACCCAAAGATGTTTATCCACGGGTACACAGAGGACCCTTTCTTTGAAGACATTGTTTATGCAGGTCACATTAAAGAAATAACTGTCAGTGAGTTAAAGAGACTTGCTGGCAACGAGCTTTCTGACGATGACCTGAAAAAAATTCTCAAAGTAGCATCAAAAAAGTCAGACAGGTATTCGTCTTACAACAACTACAGAGACTACAATCATAAAGACAACTACAATGAATACATTGTACAGGTCTTGGACTTTGAGTTTATCTCTGTGGACTGCATGCACTTTGAAGAAAAGCAGAACCGTCACGGAAATGTAGGCTTTTACTACGAGGGCTTCGAGTTTAAAGAACGTCAAGGATCTGTTTATGAGCGCATCCCACACAAGATGGAGATGCAAATGCTGTATGGTGGCACTTACATCTTGGGGACCAACTACATAGTCAACTACGGTAAGAGTGCTAACGTTCCGAAGAACGTCCACGACTTGTCTCGCTGCAAGCTTTCATACTCGCCTGTTGCCACCAACATGATGGACAACATGCCAAAGTCTATGGTTGACAGCTGTATTGGGTTTGCAGACATGTTGCAAATTACTCACCTGAAGCTGCAGCAAGCCATTGCAAAGGCAAAGCCTGACGGCCTCATCATTGATATCGAGGGGCTTGAAAATGTGCAACTTGGAAAGGGAGGAGAGCTTCAACCGCTAGAGCTGCATGACATCTACGAGCAAACTGGTGTGTTTTACTACAGAAGTAAAAACCCAGAGGGTGGATTCCAGAACCCTCCAGTTAGAGAGATTGGCAACAGCATTAGAAATATCAATGAGCTGATTGGCCTGTACAATCACTACCTAAGACTCATTAGGGATACTACAGGCATCAATGAAGCAATGGATGCTAGCTCTCCTAAAGGTGATGCTCTGGTGGGGGTTAGGCAGCAAGCGATATCTGCAGGCAACAATGCTATTTACGACATTACAAATGCAGCGATGGTGCTCTTCAAAAAAGTTTGCGAAGACATCGTTAAGTGCATACAGATTATACCAGATGGCTCTGTCTTGATGAAGGTTTATCAAAATGCCATCGGAGAGACAAACATGAAAGTCCTTTCTTCTTTCAGTGACCTGCCAATGTACAACTTTGGGGTTCAGGTTCACAAAGAGATGGAGGATGAAGAAAAGCAGTATCTGGAACAAAACATCCAAGTTGCTTTGGCTCAAAAAGAAATTGATCTTGAAGACGCTATAGCCGTAAGAAACCTTAAGGATGTAAATCAAGCCGAGCGTTTGTTGATTGTAAGAAGAAAGAAGAGAATGAAGCAGCAGCAAGATATTGCTATGCAAAACTCTCAGATGCAATCTCAGCAGGCTCAGCAAGCTGCCATGTCTGCTAGCCAGGCTAGACAGCAAGAGATGCAGATGGAGGCGCAACTCAAGGCTCAAGAGATGCAGATGAAAAACCAGCTAGAGGCACAGCTGGAGGGCGTCAAGCATGAGTTTAGAAAAGAAATAGAAATAATTAGGGCCCAGGCTACTCTTGGATTCAAGACCGATGATCAAGAATTTAAAGAAAAGATAGAGGTTCTTAAGGAGGATAGAAAAGACGATAGGGTCGACAAACAGGCATCAAAGCAATCTAAGCTTATCTCACAAAGAAAAGGTGAGAGAGGAGAGCTGGAGGAGGTTGAGCGCGAACCCAACATAACTGAAATGCTGTAACAATGGCAAGTAAACTAAACTTAGACGTATCTGAGAAGCTCGATATTACCTGCAAGAAAGGTGATACTTTTAATCTTGCTTTGTTGTTGAAGGATTCATCAGGCACAGCCTTGACTCTTAGCACCTCTAACTATGAGTTTTTGATGCAGGTTAGAGGCAGGAAGTCTGGAGCTCGCAAGCTAAGACCCCTTATTATGGGCACTGCTTCAAAAGGCAAGTCGGCAGAAACTAGAGAGGGTGTCAACAATTTTACTGTCACTATAGACGACAGCGGAAACGCAACCTTTTCTGCTTCTGATAAAATCATGTCTAGGATTGCTGCTGGCAGATACGTATACGACATTCAACAAACAGTGAATGAGGTATCAACCACTATTCTTGAAGGAAACTTTATTGTGAATGACGATATTTCAAATCCTGATTCATAATGTCTATAACTGTAAATTCATCTGCATCAAACACCATAACCATAACGGCCAGTACGTCAAGCACAACAACAGTTCTTGGCAAGGGCGTTAAGGGCGATAAGGGTGACACTGGAGCTACAGGAGCTACTGGGGCCACTGGACCAGCTGGTGCCGACGGCACTTCCCCCAACGCTTTTACCACAATAGCGGTAGCTGGACAAGACAATGTCGTTGCAGATGGCACAAGCGACACCCTAACTATTGCTGGTGGGTCTAATGTTACTGTAACAACCAACGCTTCAAGCGACACGGTTACCATAGCTTCTACCGATACGAACACTCAACTTAGCACTGAGGAGGTTCAAGACATCGTGGGGGCTATGTTTACTGGCAACACAGAAACTCGTATTGCTGCAACGTATGAAGACTCTGACGGCACTATTGATTTGGTGGTGGATGCCATCCCTGTTGATCTTACTTCTGACGGGGCTGGAACCATTCACGCAAACAATGTCCCTACACTAAATCAAAACACTAGCGGAACAGCAGCTGGACTTTCGTCAACGTTGGCTGTAAGTAGCGGGGGCACAGGTGCCACTACACTTACAGATAACGCTGTTCTTACTGGCACAGGAACTAGCGCTATCACTGCTGAAGCAAACTTGACCTTTTCAAGCGACACGCTTACTATTGGAGCTGCCAGTGAGATTACGCCTACTATTTCGCTAGTCAATGACGAAAATACAGCTGTCATAGCTATAGCTGACTCTACCAATAATTTGTTGTTTGGAGTTTCAGATGGTGACTTGTTAATTGAGTCTGAAGGCGACCACAGCGTTGTGATTGGTCAGAACGATACCATACACATCAAAGTTACGGCTAAGGGGGCTGAAATAAATAAAAGGCACTTTCAAGTAACAAGTAACATAGACGGAGATCATGATGGAGATGTCGTGTTTCTAGGCGGCACAACCTCTATGACAAGAGGTGCTTTGTATCACTTTAAGTCTGATGGCACATGGGAACTTGCCGACGCTGATGCAGTTTCAACTTGTGATGGATTGCTTGGGATTGCTCTTGGCACCTCATCTGATTCTCATGGTGTTTTGCTTCGCGGCATGGTAACTATTGATCACGACCCAGGGGCTGTAGGTGACGTATTATTTGTTTCTACGACACCAGGAGATATTACATCTACACCTCCTTCTGGAAATCAAGATGTAGTTAGAGTGGTTGGATATTGTCTTGACGCATCAAATGGTCAGATCTGGTTTAATCCAGACGGAACGTTTGTAGAGGTTAGTGCATAAATGAGCATAAATAAAATATCCTTTGTCGATTTTTCTTCGATAAGTAAAGTCTCTGGTGTAGCCAAGGCAAATGTATCAAAGGTTTTAGGAGTTTCTGCCCCTGTATCTTTTTCTAATACAAAATCTCTAAGCACCGACGGTGTTAACGATTACTTTGAGATAAGCCTTGGATCTGATATCATACCTCACACTGCTGGTTCTATTTCCTATTGGGTAAAAGTAGCTTCTGATGAGCAAGGAAGTGTAAGGTTTTTCAGCATCTTTGATGCTTCGCAAACTACAGCTGGTAGGATTGATATGTTTTTTTTCGGTCAAAGCGGGACTACAGTCAAAGGACTTATTGCCACCTACAGAGATGAAACCAGTGACGGTACATTTGCTGGAAGGTTTTGTGCGACACGGACAGGTAGCTCTCACCTAGGAAAAGCATGGAGTAGGGTTACAAGTGACCACGGTGACTTTGGCTCCGCCTCAGACAGCATGTACAATGCGGCAAACATGAGGGGCGTTTGGAAGCATGTTGTTTTGACGTGGGATACCTCTGCGTCTTACACAAATCCTAGCACTTCTGTTACTTACTCAGGCGCTATGAAAATTTATGTTGATGGAACTCTCAGGGGTGAGGGGCAATCGAACTTCCCCTCACACAACACCACTGGAACTTCTCACAATCTTGTCGGTATAGATTCAGGAACTGTTTTTGACACTATAAGAATAGGAGCGAACTTTAATGACTCTCAACACATGGATGCCCTCATAGATGAGTGGGCTTTGTTTGATAAGGTGTTGAGCGCAAGTGAGGTTTCAAATATTTACAACTCTGGAGTTCCTGCTGATCTTTCTGGAGAATCTGATTTGATTGGATGGTGGAGATTTGAAGATGACACTAGCGACTCTTCGTCTAACTCTAATTCAGGAACTCTAACTAACGGCGCTACTTTTAGCTCTACAACACCATCATGAGTACTTACTGCATTATCAGTTCCTCTGAAGTCTCTTCTCTTGATTTTTCACAAATTCAAGACGATAGCTTAGACACTCTTCGGTATAACTTAGATCAAACTCAAGTTGTAGTAGAGTATGCGGGAGCCCAACCATCATTCCTGTCTGGCAAAACAGAATATACTCACTCTGAAATTTTGGCTATCATAAATGACTATGATCAGGGCTGGAAAGACCAAAGTGTAGAATAGTTATATTTGCATTATGAAGTCCAAAAAGGATCCTCGATTGAAAAGAGCTGGAGTCAGTGGGTTTAACAAACCTAAGAGAACTCCCGGTCACCCCAAGAAGTCACACATTGTTGTGGCCAAGGTTGGTGATAAAGTCAAGACGATTCGATTTGGACAGCAAGGAGCCAAGACAGCTGGCAAACCAAAGGCTGGTGAGGGGCAGAAGATGAAA